CAAGTTTCTTTTTGCGTATATCTCTTTCCTCATCTACATCTTCATCATAGTCAAAATCTTCTAATAAAAGTTCGACATCTGAATTATCTAGATATGGTTTATTCTTTTTATAATACTCTTTTAAAAGAGTTTTATCGTCTACATTACTATAGTCAGCGTTTAGACGAGTGTAATCTTCTATTGTCCCACCAGTGTCTTCCATAAAAGCAACTAGCTTTTCAATATTTTCTGGCAATGGTTTGCCTAATACTTTTTCATCTCTTATAGCTTCTTTAACTTCTGCTTCAACTTGTTTAACTTCAGCTTCTGTTATTTCTTGGATCGGAGAAAACCCTTTAGTAGTCTCGTTGGACTCTTGTACAGATTCTCCCACCGTTGCGCTATCTCCGGATGGTTTTTCCACAGATACCTCCTTTGTTTCTCCGACTTGAATGGCATCTTCTTTTTCTTCTTGTTTTGGAATTATTACTTTTTTAACCTCTGGTTCTAATTCAATCAAAGGTTCTTTAGGATTAACATTTACTTTAGTAATGTTATCTTTAATTTCAGTTAATTTTTTAGGTGTTTTCTTTTTTGTTTTTAATTTAAAGTCACCTTCCTGTTTAACAGGTTCATTTGTTTTTACTTCTGACATAATATAATATAATTAAATAATTAAATAGCGTTTACATAAACGCACCCATACCAGCATCAGGCTGGTTTTCAAAATCTATTGGTAAGCCATCGTTTTGTCTTTGGCTTATCATTTCACTTTGTTGTGTTGCTTGTATTTTAGTTCTTTTATCTTTACGATCTTCAATAGACTGTTCTTTTTGTTGCATAGCTTGAACATCCATTTGTTTTAATTTCATATCGTATTCAAACTGCTGTTGCATTTTTTGAGCTTCAATCTGCGCTGCTATTTGCATACGCTGAACCTCCATTTGGCTTTTAGCTTTTTCATAATTAATATTAGAAGATGCTAATGCTTCTTGCTTTTGTACTTCAGCCATAGCTGTTTTTTCTGCAGTCGATGCTTGAGCATCAGCTTGAGCCTGTATATTAGACTGTTGAATCTGCATATCCTCTTTCTGCTTTTGCTTACGCTTAATTTTAAGCATTTGATTAGCGAGCTTAAGGTTTTTAATTTGTCTGATGTCAATAGCATCTTCAAGATCAATACCGCCTTGCTGTATAGCAGTTTGTACGTTTTGTTCTAACTGTGCTTTTTCTTCTTCATCTGGCTCTAGTTCTAAGAAAATACCAAAGTCATGTAAGTTAAGGTTTATAACTTCTTCTAATGTTTTACTATTAAAAGTAGATATAGAGTTTTTAAGCGAGTTAGCAGTAAGTGGAAACTGCAATGCATCAGCTATTTTAAGCGATATATTCTCAGCCATTTTAAGAGTTAAAAATAAACTAGACTGAACAATATGTTTAGTAGCTGTATTAGATGCGTTAGCAGCTAGTTTCTGTAATCCTACTAAAGTATTACGATCAGGCAGGCTACCGTCTCTAGCTTCATTAAGCCCGGTTACATCACGTATCATTTGTAAGTAATACTGATACGTTTGTATAAGACTAGCTATCTTAGCATTACCACCACTGCTTTGCAGTTCTTGAATCGGTACTTTACCTCTGTTCATTTCACCGTCTTGAGTAAGTGATCTACCAACAATAGAACCTGTTTGGAAATACATGTTTAATGCTTCTGCAGGATTATAGTTAGTACCATTACCAAGATCAACTTCAGCTAAGCCGTCCATATCTAAATATACACCATCTGGTACCATACGTGATAATACCTGTTGTAGTTTTAAATGTGTAAGCTGTATCATATCTGCAAAACCAATACACTTACTAACTAAGCTTTCTATTCTACCTTTATACATACGTGGTGCACATATAGCGTAGTTCATTTCTACCTTAGTTGTATCTGCATATGGTCTAGACATATTTTGTGCTAGCTCCCATTTTAGCATTGTATCAGTTCCTAATACTTTAGCACCGTGGTATAAAACCTCTATAGATCTAGATACTCTTTCAAAGTTATCGTTTTCTGGTGGATCAAATGTATCTGGCTTTTCAATAGCCTTCATAAGTCCTTGATCAGTTTGCTTTATTTTAAATACTTGATTATGATATGTTTTATAATCAAAGTATAATACTTGCACAGTATTTTCGTCATATCCACCCCAGCCAGTTATATATTGTCTATTACCTGGCATTTCCTGTATACGCTTAAGTTCATCTTCAGATATATTAGGAAACTCTTTTTTAAGCTCAGGTATTGTAATTGATTTAACTTCACCCACATAATATATGTCATCAAAGTTAGGATCTTCAGTATATGAATAAACCAAATAAGCTGGATCTACATAATCAACTGTTATACCTTCTGCTGTATTAAAACTAGTTTTAGCAGCTGCGATACCGCAAGTTACTAAATCCATATTTAATCTACGACGTACAAGATCGTATTTGTTTTGAGCTAAAACAGATGATATAGCTTCTTCTTCTGCTATTTCAACTGATTGCTTATAGCTTAACTGCATATGAAGCTCAAGCTCTTCTGGTGATTCTGGTATAAGCTCAGGATGTGGTGTTTGATAAACATCAACACCTAAAGTTTGTTTTAAACTTTCTATATATTCTTTAGCTAGCATATCTTCATATATCTTTGAAGCATATCTAGTTCTTTTCTTTACAGACTCAGGATCTTGAGCATAAGCTTTTATATCATAAGTTTTTTGTGATATACCATTTACAACGATATCTACAAATTTAGATAAAATAGGTACAGGTTTCCAGTCTAAATTAAGATAAGATAAATCACCATTTATAGATAATTCATCTTTATATTTTTGTATTGACTGCTCGCCTCTAGCGTATAGTCTTAGCTCGTGAAAGTTATTCCAATTAGTCAAGTATCTATTACCGTTAGTTCTACCTGATCTGAACCACTCATATTCAATAGCCATAGCAACTTGGCTACCATATTCCAAACTTGATTTTTCAGCTTCACTGACTACCTGACTTGGAAAGGCGCTATTTGAGTTAGTGTATATATTCATTTAACTTATAATTTTTGATGTAGTTCCCCTATTGTCATATCTTTTTATACCTAAGTCAACAGGTTGTGTTTTAATCTTATTAACTGGTGAATACCTATGTTTATTACAAGCCATAAGCGCTAAACCAGAACTAATAGAAGCATCATGCTTTGTTCTATTGTTTATATTAAATTGAGCCCAGTCTTCTAATGTACGTTGAAAATACATATCACCATAACCTGTATCTTTTAAACCTACAAAATGTTCAATGTAAGTTTCTATAGCAGATGCGTGTGCTTGTTTAATATCTTCACTAGAGTTAGGTATACCACCTATTTCTCTTTCTGTCACAGATAATTTACTATATTTTCTATCAGGTCTATTCATTGCAAAACCTCTATAACCTCTGCGTTTAAAATAATAAAGCAGTCTTGGTTTGTTGTTTTCAACAAGTATTGGCATACCGTAAAATACGCAAGCCATAAGTACATCTTCAAAAAATATTTCAGCAGTCTGTGGTCTAGCTATATATTCTAAAAAGAAATGGTTAGGAGGCATATCCTCCATTGAAAACTTTGTAAGACCGTGCAGAGATCCTTTAGATCCTCTTCTGTCTACGGTACCTGAAATATCATAAGGGTCACAACCAAATGCACCCATATGTTCATTGCCAGGATAATTTGTACCGTTTTTACTATATCTTTTATTTTGCAAATGTACTTGTGGTACCCAAGTTACATTAAATCTACCACTTGTGTTTGGTACAAATATAACTCTTGTATCTTGCTCACCGTTTTCCCATTGAAACGATCCTTTTGTTACATTTATAGAGTTTTTTAAATCTTCATTAAAATCTATTTGCTCGTATATCTTAGTTAGATTAAATAAAGATTCTTTTGATTCATCTCTAAAAGCATGCTTAGTTGTACGAGGAAACTGTCTGTAAAATTCATTTAAAGCATCTTGATCTTGCTTTAATCCTTCTACTTCGTTATCCCAGTATTCTATCACACCTAAATCGATCATTTCACCCTGTGGACCTTTTACCGGCTTTTTCGGTGTGTTGAATACAGGTAATCCATAAGAATCAATGTATCCTTCGTAGTTCCATTCCATAGGTATGAACAAACTATATAATCCCGAGCGAGTTTGTCCATTGGCATTTCGTTGAGTAACGTCTGAGTCATTGTATAATTTTTTGAAGTTACCACCACCTTTATCTAAAGCATTTGATGTACTTCCCATCATACACTTACCAATAATTCTAGAACCTAATCTAAGACAAGTTTTTGTTACTCGCCAGTTATTTAATATATTATTAGGTTTTTCCCACTTACCACTTTCATCGTGGACTAGCAGTTTTAATTTTTCCCCGTCATACGAGTTGTCGCCTGTGTTTTTCCAGTCGATGGTCGTGTCAAGACCGTCGAGTTCTCTGAGCGATTCATTAGCTTCAAGCTTTCGTCTTGTGTATTTCGTTGCCGGTACTCTATAAGCGAGTTCGGTTTTTGGCCTGTCCATACCGTCCTGGATTGGTTTGAAAAAGAACGGGTAGTTAACCGATATCGGTACGACCTTGTCTGTGAACATCTTTTTAGCATCGGGACCAGACTTTGACAAGATACCGAACCGTGCATCAGATGTAATTGTTGCATTATTGACCGTTTCTGCTGAGGACATAAATGAAAATCCACTACGTCTATTCTTAAGATAGCACATTCCATAAGATCGTGGGTCAGCCTTACAGGCTTCCCAGAATATAAAAAATAATCTATTTGATTCCCTGAAATCTGGTTGACCGACGTCGATTTTACTCCACTGCAAGTACATATAATGAGTGCCAGTAACATAAGTAGCCACATTTTTATTGTAAAACCAAAAACCTTGATCTCTTTTATTAAACTCATTATCGATGTAATCATACCATTTTTCTCTAAAATCTATTGGATATTG